GAGCAAGCTACGCATTTCAGTAATATGCGATCCCCCAGAGCTTCTACACACACAAACACTACAACTCTATAAAATCTAGTCTAAATGGGTATAATAAAGTAATGGGTATTGGATACCAGGGTATATGACAAATACAAAAATAAAAACAAATAATAAAATATTTTTGGTTCAGTTTTGTAAAACAGGCACAAACTATGGCCCCAATGTTAAGAAGAACCGCATAGCACCGCGTGGTGCATTAAGGGGGTATTCTTAACTCCTCACTTACTTACCTAAGGTAAGAGAGTTCAGGGGTTGCACCACGCTGCTAAGTTGCAGTATGGACGGTTAGAGCAGGGATTCCAACAAAAAGGGATAAGTTGTAATCGTCTCCAGCCGATGAAAAGAGGACAGCATTGGACGCTGATCCCCAGTTGTAGACGCTAACTTTTGTCAAGTTAACATCATTGTTATTGGGCGATACGGTCGTGTTGTTGACCAAATGGCCAACAGCGGAACGCGAATAGTTCGGGTTCCATACAGGGGTCTGTATTTCCGAGTTTCCTTCAATGGTCGTGTTCACCTCAGCATAAGGTCTATTCTTAAAAAGCTGAGTCGTATCTGGTGAACCGTTGTACTCGGAGGGGTTAGGGCTCCAAAAGACTGAATATGCTAGTCTTAGGTCCCCACTAAAAGGGAAAATTGAGTGGCGTTTTGAACCCGTTGAAAGGGCGTAGCAACAGGCTAAAACGTCGAGGAGGGCGCTGCGGACAACCGGGTTAATAAGGGCAGCCGAGTTGGACGTGAGCTGATCTGCAAATGGTAACAAATAAGGATACCATTGTGCTCCTACTCCGTTGGTGAAATTAGGTGCGATGTTTGGAACCATTCGAACCTGTTTGATGAGCTGTCGGAACGACGTAAGCTTCTCGCCCGTGGTGTACTTTTCTGTTTCAAAGTTAACCTTCGAACCTCCCATCTCAACACAGTCAGTGACCGTGTACTCGCCTGACTGTAGAACAGCGGGAGCATATGGGTTAAAGTTCGTCGGGAACGGGATAGCGAACTCAAGAGTGTCGTCGCCACAAACCTCGACCAAAATCTTCACAGTCGAAGTCACGGTGGTCGGTGCGACGAGGGGGTCAAGAACAAAGACCCCTATGGTTGCGGACTTTGTTCCAGACGAGATCCACGCTCGGGCCAGATTGTAGGGGACACAAATTTCAAATTGTGAGGTCTCCGATATGTCTACGATTTCACGGTAGAGCAATTCAGTCGTAGGTAGGGTTGCAAGCGAGTCCTTGACACCCGGATCAACATACACAAGGAGACGTCCTCGATGGAACTGGGTCTTGACAAGTTTGAACCTAAAACGTACTCCGCCTCTCCACAGAGTGTGGTGGTAGGCCAAGAACGTTATAGGAGGCATAACAGAACCCTTTCCGAAGGGCACAGAGTACGCTTGGGGCCTTACAATAGTCTCGTATATCTTGTCCCCAGCAACATTGCTGGTGGTCCATGAAAACGTACCAATATATGCGGGGATCCTCTTGAGATACTCATATGTCATTTCGTCAACGTTTCTCCTAGACAATCTAGGATCTGCAACAGAGTTCGTAGAAACCGTTGCCAAAACGCGGGCTGAAGTCGATCCGTCAGCGGAGTGGTTGAGTGGAGAAACACGACGTTCCATCCTTTCAGGGGGTGAAACATCAATCGGCTTTGACCACCCAAAAGTGTGAGCGACCTTCGATGCAATAGCAGCAGTCCACGAGACTTGTTTCGCATACAGACCAATTCCAGGGACACTTGTTAACAAGCCGGACACTTTCGAAACAGTGTCAAGAGCTCCTGAGATTGGACCGAGACCAGCGGCCTTTTGTTCGTTGTCGCTCGCACTCTGAGACGTTGCAAGCGAACCAATAGACAGGTTCTTCTGTGAGGCAATGATCGTATACCCACAAGTGCTTGAGCCACCAGTCCCGGGATCGAGGGCCGAGTACGTATACAAACCAACAATACCTGGTGTAGAATCGACAGTAAAACTACTCGAATCCATTTCCATATATGGTTTTGTGTTCACGTACGGGATAGTCAAAGTTGCATGTGTCTCCGTGGCAACATCAAACTCAACGTGAGGCAACTGTGTGATGGTCGTGAGGTGACACGTGTGCATCAGCCGCCAAACTTCACTTGATGGTCCAGCCATCGGTAGCCAATATAAAATATACCTACCCGATTGGAACTTATCAGCGTTAAGCTGAATAGTAATCGTTGTGTCGTACCTAAGTGTGTACACTCGCGATAAGCGAGCATTCTTGTACGGTGACATGAGAGCAGTGGTATCAGAATACCACAGATGACCAATGTCAGTAGTGGTAAGATTGCCCTGCTTTACTATCGTCGGCTTAGCCAAGTAATCCGAGAGAGTCATATTCTCAGGATTAGTAATTTGCTGGTCAAAAAGTGCCACGATCGAGTTTTCTACGGGCTCAGAGATAACACCGACAGTGTCATCCTTTATAATCGTGGTCTTACCATGATTCACATTAACAGCAGAAGTAACTACTGAAGTTCCTTCTACAGAAGGGGGGGTTTGGGTGTTGGGTTGATTTTCCATATCTAAAAAACTGCCAGATTGTTCGTAGGCTACTGGCGTGTTCTTTCCAACTCGCATTTGTAAAGTGAACGGCTTTCGAATAGGGTTTACAGGTTCTTCCTCATCACCCTCGCGGAACACACGTTGGAAATGGCCTAGAGACACAGGGTCAGCTTCTTCTTCAAACCCACTTTGCTGAACAGCAGGTTTGCTATCGATCAATCTCTCAACAGTTGCACCAAGGGGTGGGTGCATATCCATCCCCTCTAACGCTTCCGTTAAGGCAATGCTTGGGTCAATCCGTGGGTGGGGTCTCAGACCGCTCGATTGTGGGACAGCCGAGTTAACCCCTCTCCTATAATCCATAAAAGCCTTGAGTCCTGTCAAAAATTCATGCTCCTTTTCAGCAGCTTGCTTGCTTTCTGACCAATCTATCGGAGGGAGAATTTTGACGGGTGGGTCAAAGGGGTGAGGCCTGTTCCCAGACAAGACACCATTTTTAAACTCGGGGAGCGCAGTGGGAGTAACAACGTCTCCATTGCCAATGTCAGCCTCAATGTAGTTGAGGTTCCCAAACTCCAACTTGGTATATCCGTCGTAATCAGTGTACGCTACGAGAGGTATACGAGGTCCTGTTGGCTTATCCTTCTGTACTTGTTCAAGCGTTGGGGGTTGGCAGTCAGGAGCCTGTAAAGTGTAAATAAACTCAGCCACCATGGGCATCTGTGACACCATCTTATTAGTGGGGTTCCCTGAGTCATCGATATATTCGCCGATGAGTTCAGTTCCATCACGGACGATTAGGGTCAAAAGTTTATCAAAAAACTTCAAAGGCAAGTCAATAAAGGGCGCATCCGACTTCCGCATGACGTCCTCAGGCCAATGAGGTACCTTAGTGATCTCACCGAGGATGGAACACGTCGCACGGAAACCCTTCATACCATTCACAAAGAAAGCGCTATTAACAATAGCACTACCAAGTGACTGGTCGGAAGGCACAAGGGATGTCATTTCCATTAACATGTGGGATCTGGTCAACGCGGGAGGCACATAACCGGGCCCAACATGAGCCAGGATGCGTGGGAACCATAGATTCCAGGTCTCGTCTGAGTGCAGTGATAGTTCCATAATCGCCGATGTGGCCCGGTCGAAAATAGTAGAAGGTTTATTCTTAATATGGTAACACAACATATTAAGGATAACCTCCAATGATAGAGCTCCCACGTACTTCCCGATAAGAGGCTCCCACCGCGAAGTTCTCTTCAGTAAGGTGACGTTTTCAGAACGGGAAAAGGGCTTAAGCTCGGATTGCTTATCAGCAGCCACGTACTTGTAGCCAATTTCTTCTAATTCCTTCTGGAAAACCAGGTTGTCAAAGAAATTGGTCCTCCTTGACACGGCAAACCTGGTGTCGTCACCCAGGAACTTTGCGTACACATCCTCGTGGAACTTTTGGGCTAAGGCCGGAACGGAAAGGTCTGTTGTTTTTAAACCGGCCTTGATGTAGCAGTATTCAAGGTTACCACGCGACACACCACAATTGAGTGGGGTGGTCATAGAGACCCCGGATGCCATGCCTACATCACGACGCTCGATGATATACCCGTAGATGTGGCGACCCACGATGGATGTCAGGATGAGGGCCTTTCGTATGAGTCCCCACACCCTTCCAAACTCATTACCACCAAAGTACCCATCAGCTCCAAACCAATACTCGACACGTTTCCATTCAAACTCTAGGCGGTCAATGGTATGACAAGTGTCAAATCCACTATAGTCACCATCACACGACCTAGCAGCTCCGTCCTTCTCCAGGAACTTTTGTTCGATCGAATCCCAATGGACATAAGGGTTCGCACCAACAAGATAAGAGTTGGACATCACGGTATCACCTAACCAACGTAGGTAGGGACCGAAGGCTATACGCCCGAGAAGGAAGTGGAAAAACATAGGTGTCTGTACGACGCGGGCTTTCTCGAGTTTATCAAGCGGCCGATTTTCATACTTAACATGGTCCATGTGTATGACGTCCATGACACCACCGGTCACTGCCATCTCACAAAACAATTCTACTTGTCTAATGACCTCAGGCATGTTAGGTCCCAGCACCAGATCCCCTTCAGGAGTTACGGAGAAAATCGTAGAGCGATCTTGTCCCTCCGTTGAGTACGGGAAACCAGATGACGTTTGTGTGGGCATGGGGCCGAAGCTAGTGTTCGGTAATCCCCTAATGGCAACATCGATGGGGTAAGGTTTCTTGGTTCCGTCCCAAGGTATGGCAAGATCACGAAGAGTCTGGTCCTGGATAACAAAGTCCATAATCTCAGGAACAATAGATTGAGGGTTAGCTTTTACCTTCTTTCTAAAATTTGCGTGAGACTCAGGTGTAATCTTGACGGGAGCAACCGTGGGCTTGAAGTAAGACGTTCGTCCCTTAAACGGCACAATATCTTCAACAACGTGGGTTGAAAAAGGCCGCTTAACGAACTCAACGTCACCATCAAATTGCTAAACCGCATGGGGAAGTTGTCCTGGCATACCAAAGAAGTTAAGTTCTGGAACTTCAAAATCTGCTCCAGTCTTCTGTTTAACTTCTTGATCCTTGTACATAAGAAGCATAGCCGAGTTTACTTTGGTAGCAAAACCACGGCGGTCATCACCTCCTATATGTATACCAACAATCTTAGATCCCATGAGAACAACGGATCCACAAGCTCCCCTCTTCGTGGGTTCCTTATATGAAATAAGGTCGTTACGCGTTTGGACCCCATCAGGAGTAGAAAACTCCTTTGAATCTAACATAGCCACGTCCTTCCTATCAGTGCGTAGATAGTTCGGGGTGGTGTTTTCGTCATAGGCGGGTCTAATGAGGTTCAAGCGTTGAGATGCAATGAAGACTTCCTCACGTTGGTTGTAAAAACCCCTGAGAAGATATTCCGACGTCGCAACATGGCGAGTGATGTTCGCATTCCGCGGCATCTGGGGACAGATGAGTCTTATGATATCGATGTCCTTAGATTCACCGAATGAAAAGTGGAAGTCTGGTCGGCCATCGAGACCATCGGCTATCGTACAAAGGTACTTCTTCTCAGGGTTGTGGTACTTATACAAAATGACTTGATCATCCAAGTTGCGGAGGAAGTGGTGGTTCATGAGGTAAATATCTTCCTCAAGTGCCACAACCTCTCCGACTGTCTGGTTGATCTTTGGATCCATTAAGCACCACATGTTCTTAACAACCTTATCAGCAATATCCTCGATGTTGGGAGCGAGGTCTTGCTGCTGAGCCCTCTGGCCTGTCCCGAGAGTCCTACGTTCTTTTTTGATTTTTGAGGGTGCGTCGCATGTATAAGGTCCTATTTGCAGAGGAATCTTGTTCATCAGCGTAAAGCTTGGAACCAGACCCTGCAAACATGGAATAGAGGGAGACTATTCCAGCGACGACCCCAAGAGCTGTCATGAGGACACCGTAATGTTCGGCCACAAAATCAGTGAAGTGTTTGGCGCCTCTTGCCAAGACATCAGAGCAAGTCTGGAAGGCACTCGAAACACATTCAACGAAGCTCGCTTGAACGCCAACAACGATGTTGTTCAAAATTCTAACACCATCTCCAATCCCAGTGTACAACGACCTCTTAAATGCCGAGAAGTTCTGAGCAATGATCGTTGCATACTTTTGACTGGTTTGAAGTTCTTCAACAAGTTTGTTGATCAAATCTTTTTCGGAAAGGTGGAAATGATGGACACACCTCTGGTACGAAGGGAGATCTCTAATAAGTCCCGCTTTCTCAAGCAAGAAATTAGCGACTCTCCCTATGAACGCTCCGGGTTTACACGAAAAGGAGACCGACCTTGTCTTTTGAGCGTTGGTAATCCTTGCACCAATCTTGCTCATAACGTATGGTATGGGGACGTAAGTTCCCAACAACCTTTGCTTAAAAAGACCAGCTTCGCCTTCCAACGTGAGCATGAAACCGTTCACGGAAAAAGAAGGGAAGGAGGTGGAAGCCAAGGCACCAGCCCTAACAACCATGCGCTCAGGTTCTGTACAGGTCTCTGGGAAAGTGCCAATGGACAGTGAGTTAGCGACCGTGGTCCGCGTGATCCTCGAGGATCCAGGCGTTTCGGCACTAGAAACCCCAAAATCGAGGACATCAACAGTCGTAAAGCCTTGCTCATGGGCTAGACCGTCGGCAATTTCCTGTGTGAGGAGACCATTCTCGATCATTTCAAGACGCTCCTCAGGCAACGATTTACGGTACATCTCCTTGATATTCTGAGCCATGGATATGAACTCTTCGGGCTTCGGTGCCTTATCGGCATCCTTTCTTAACATCTCAAATACGTGTGGTATTACGCTCTTCGCAACACGTTCATGTGATTGAGAGTAAAGATTGGCTACCGCCTTCCGACGCTCGT